GATGATGAATTTATGTTTTATCACGAAAGGGCAGATAGATGAACTTAGAAACGCTAGAAATACTTAGAAAAGACATTATTAAACAAATTCAATATGACAATGTCAAAATTGTCAGAATGGAAGACAAGCTAAAAGAAATTGAACGTAAAATATTTAAACTAAAAAATCAATGAAAAAAATTATATGGTTATTGTTAATAATATTTGCTTGTTCAAATAAATTAGGAAATAGTTATACAAAACTAGATTATGATAAAGAAAGAATGGCTATTTATGAATGCCAAGCCTAAAAAAATGAAAAAAGAAAACATTTCTTGGAGTTGTTCCGTTTGCGGATCCTTAAATGCAATAAACAACATTCAATGTGGTAAATGTCAAAAAATTAAAGAACCAACAGACACAACATACTAAAATAAATATATGAAGATTCTAACTCCAAAAGAAAAAGCATTAGACATTATCCATAAAATATCAAAAGTAAATCAAGAATACTCTATATCACTAGCCATTGTTTTTGTAAACGAAATTATCTTACAAACAGACAACTCAAACTATTGGGAAAAAGTAAAATCACAAATTGTAGCACTAAACCAACAATAGATATGACAACCTACCTAATATCCCTTACAATATCCTTTTTTGCCTCAACAGTACTTTTATCACTAATTAACTACAAACTCTACAAAAGCCTCAAAAGAACAGAAGAAGAAGCACAATATTGGTGTGAACAATACATCGTAACAAATAAAAAATCTGATAACTTAGAAGAATACGAAGACGCAATATAACCCTATCAAATACAGGATAGCCTACACAAAGTCTTATAAATCAAATGCTTACGAACCACAAGCAACGCAATCTTCATTGTCAATAGAACACACAACACCCTTCACATCCATCTCCAATTTGTGAATCTCATCCTTAATTTCCATATCAATCATCATATCTCCCGTTAAACTAGCCTTCAATTCACTTATTCTATCATTTATTACGTTTTCATCCATCTTACAAAAATAATTAATCTTATTCTTGAAGACAAACAAATTCTTTCAAATTACACGAAAAAAAATTGAGATTTAAGAAATGAAAAGTCGATTTGAGAGAAAAATGAGTATAGTGGTACCTTACTACGAAAATTAAGAAATCGCCGTTGAAACCACCGTAATAGGGTAGGGGATGGGTTTAACTTAACATAATGTATATTATATAACAAAGGTTTGAATCTGTCCGGTGATAGATTGACTGTTCACTAGTGATTCCTTTTGTATTTATTTCTGTTGGTGCCTGTTACCTATTCAAGCAATTTACAACTAATAACAACAAAACAAATCAGCTAATAAAAGATAAATCAATTTTAACACTATTTACAGGACATCTAAGCAATTAAATTAATAATGTAATGTAATCATATCAAATCAATACAAAGTAGCTTAGAAGTCATTATTTACCTATGGTATAGTTTAGGCATAAAAAAAGACTATCATAAATTGATAGTCTTAATTATCCGGTAGTATGGTATAGTATAATATTATTTATTATTCTAAAATATATTTAAATGGTGAATTAATATTATTGTTTTTTGCTTTTATACCTACAACATCAAAATAAAATGTTTTATTACTTGATTTTAATGGAGGAAGTAAATAAACTAATCTACCTTTATTATTTATATGTAATTTTATTTTCATGTGTTTATAATTTGCTTATTAAATTTAACATAACTAATAATTCCTTGTTTGTTACATCTGAAAAAGTAAAATTATTTTTTGTTTCATGGTGCCAAAGTTCAATAAAAAATAGTTCGTTATCATCACAATACTTTGCGCCCTTGTAAATATCTATTGACACGTTACCGAATCTATTAGTATAATAAACCTTTTGCGCCTGTTCGGATCCATCACCGGACTTTTTAAATTCAATAATAATGTCTTTTATATCATCATCATTAATGCCGTCATTATTTGACGGATCCGTAAATATATTTTTATTTGGGTTGTCTTTCATAGCTATTATAACTATTATAATAATTGCTATCAATAAAATTAAGAATAGCATATTAATGCATTATTAACCCGACATTATTTGATTCATTAAACCATTTTGTAGCGTATAAATCATATTCACTTGCATTAACGTAATCAGCGTTAATCAACTCTTTTAATGAGTTGAATATATCCGCGTGACGTTCTGTTAACTTATTTAATTTATGATCAAGTTTTGAGCCGGTTGAATATGCCACATCGAAATTATTCGGTAAGGTTATGTTTCTAAAAAAGTCATGTGATTTTGTGTAAGCATAAAACCGGACATTTGGCAAAGCCTTTGCAATGTCAATCCACTTATTAAGGTATGCCGGACTGTAAAAATCGCCACTATCATGGACACGTACATAAATTTGTTTTTTCGTTCGTTTGCCGTTCAGCTCGTTAATAATACGTTGGACAAAGCTTTCTTCTTTTGTGGCTTCATAACGAACTGTAAGCGCTTTTTGAATCCAATTATATGCCCCCTTTTGAGCATAACAGAACCAACCGCAGCCAACCTTTTCACCGTCAACAATCTTTTTTATAGCAAATGGACAGGTAATTTTCCCGGTTAATTTATCATTAAATGCGGGTATACTAAAATTATATATTTTGACATTAAAGTGTTCTGATGTCTTTTTTAATTTACTGTTGCTATCACCGAGTAATTTTTTTAATCCTTTCATAATCTTTGTTTTTTATTGTTGTAAATACTATAAAATTCATCTGTTTCTATCCATTCGTTCCAACCTTCTAACCAATCGCTTTTATCATAATCAATCCAATTAGCTGATCTATCGCGGTTAATTTCTTTTAATACATCCGACAATTTCCATCGCATGATGGCACCGGTTTCTTTGCATCTTATTTTAACTGTTGTTTTCATGATAATAAGCCGTTAAGTGAACCGTAAATTAAGGCGGTTACAAGCGTTAAAATTAACGCTGAACCAATAACAAAAGTGATAACGTTAATTATCGTTTCTGTTTTGTTTGAAGTAATTAGTAAACTTTTCATGGTGTTATATTTATGTTTAAAATTTGATTAAGACACGGCAATAAATCGCCGTGTTTCGAGTATTAAACCCATCCTCAGTTAATCTTTTCTATCGTGGTATTGGTTTATCATATCCGTTGCCCTCCAAATCTGTCTCACCGTTAACGCATTTTAAATATTCGTTGATTAATTGCGTAGGCGTCTTATCTGCATTGAAATATTCGGGACGACAATTATAAGCGCTTACTAAATCGCGTAAAAATTCAATACCATCAACACCATTATTTAAGTCTTTTAATTTTTTCATAATCTTGTTTTTTAGGTTAATTAATATATTCGATTACAATTATATAATGCGCATAATTAAAAAACAAGTATTGCAACTAAATATTAATAAAAGTTTTCAACAATCGTAAATTAATTTAAATGTGGATAACTATTTATAAATCAATGACATATAATAGAACGTGCGCACGTGATAATTAATAAAACAATAAAATCAAAATAAATTCATAATTAATTTAAAAATTATTTTTACGACACATTTTTATATATGCTTAGGATTTTCTGAGTCAGAAGAAATTTGGTCTGAAAATTTGGTCTGAGAATTTGCTCTAAAATTCAAATTTTTGGACTAAATATTATTCTATATAAATATTTTTTAAAAATATTTATTTTAAAAAAAAATAAAATAAAATAATTTCAATAAAAATATTAAGAAAAACTTTTAGGAATTATACAGGATCCAATTAGAATTAATTGTTCCTTTTATTGTGTTGATGTTGTGAGCAATTTATATGATAGTTTGCTCTAATAGAACTTTTATTTATTGTAGGAGAAATTCCGTAAAACTGCGGAGAACTTCTTATTATAATTACTGATGCATTGCAGTTAAAATCTCTAGGAATATTGTGAGGAAATCTATTGTAGTTATTCATCCTATTTCCTCTAGCAATTGCTTTCTGATCCATGATAAATAATTCTAAACTAGAACATCCATTTAAAATTAAGACAAAAAATATCCCAATTATAAATTTAACCACGGTATCCCCTCCCATATGTCTTTTATATAGATTCATTAATGTTAACACAATCTAAATTCATTGGGTAAGGAATGCCATATGTCTTTGTATATCTACCATACTTTTTCCAACAAGGTAGTGATAATAAATGTTTTATGTGCTTGTTATATAGCTTATCATGATCGTATATATAGACACCATCAGATGTTCTACAAAACATTATTAATTCTTTGCCGTATTTATTCTTATCCAATAAAAAATAATTCTTAATCATTTATTAAAGTAATTACGTATTGTTTCCAACTCATCATTTGCATCTGTCAAGTTTCTAATAGCATCAATTGCATTATTATAAAAATCATCAGTTGAATGATCGCCTATACCTACAGGGTTTTTTGTCATCAAATCTAATGTTAAAGTAGCTTTAGATTTTTTGGATAATGCATTATGCAATAACATATCATACAAACTATTCTTCATTTTGCTCATTTTCTTCATTTTCTCTTTTTTCTTTTAACTTTTTATCTTTGATTTTTTTATATTTTGCCCTAGACTTAGATTCTCTTGATGAACACCAATCCTCTAGCTTAGTAGAAAAAAACCAATCATTATCAACAGTAATGGCTTTATTGAAATCACCTTGAATTATTTTGTTGATGTTTCTTGATGATGGTTCATCAACTTTATTTTTATTACGTTCCCTGTAAACCCTATTGTAACTTTGGTTCCTACACTTTACAGAGCAGTATTTTTTAGTTCTACCAATTACCTTTTCTGTTTCTTTTTTATTAAAAGTTTTATTACAGTTTACGCAAATCATTTAGTCTTTGGTTTTGGGTTAGGGTTAATAGCTTCAAACAATTCTTTCAATATATCTTCATCCATGTTTATTTGTTTTTGATTAATAATATTCAAATCTAAAAACCATGTCTTACAAATCCAAAATTATTTTTAAAAACATTATATTTTGATTCGTAATCTTTTTTTACAGAAAACTGAATAATATTATCAACTACTTCAATAGGTAGGACATACCAAGAATCAAGTTTTTTAAAATAAATAGCAAACCAATCAACTTCATCTTTTGTGTAATCAATTTTAACTTGACATTGATTGTCCTTGGGACGTATATGATCCGTAGATTTAACTTGAACCCTATGTAATAAATTATCTACATCAACTATTAAATCATACCTTGCGTAATGTGAAAATGGCTTAGAAACAATGTATCCCGTATCTATGCAATGTGTAGTAAATAAAGACTCAGCATACTCTCCTAAATTCATAAAATACTTAATCTAGCTTGATTTTCCTTGTCAATAATGTATTCATCACGAACAAACTCACCCAACTCTTTACCTAATTCTGTTCTTAATGTTTTATCTAAAATTAATTCTTTCATAGATTCTACCCAATCATCAGAGTTTTTACATAAATCAATATTAGCATTTGTCCTGTTGTATGTAATAACATCTGTCCCAATAAATGGTTTATATTTTGCTCCGGCTTCTATTACCTTTAATTCACTCTTGCATCTATTAAATTCATTGTCAATTACAGAGGCAATTGATATATCCATCTCATCATAAAAAGATGCATATCTACTAACCTTTTTACCGCTATCAATCTGTAAATTTTTAAACCTACCCTGTACTGTCATGATGTTTATTTGATGATTCCAAACTTTTATTCCAAAATCAGTTTTATTGTCAGCACCAAATAAATTAAACACAACATTGTTTCTAAGAAACTTATTACTGTTTATTCTTCTTATAGGAGTTTGTAACGGATCCAAATCTTTGTAATGAGTTGTACTACCGGCATATCCTATAACAACTTTGTCTTTGTTTCTAGACTTTCCTTTAGCCTCGCTCCATTGCAATTCATCATCATAATCTATTGCATTTCTAGCTATAACTATTGGAGTATTAGGAACAAGATTTTCTATTTTAGATTTAAGGTATTCTGTTGATGTCCAAATGTAATCAGCCATTGCTAGATTAGCTAAAATACTACCTTTCCATTCATCATAGTCTACATCTTTTCTCCAAATAATTGGATGATAATCGGGAAGAATCCAATAATCATCTATATCCATAATTATTTTAATTCCTTTATTCTTAAATTTTTCTATAATTTCTAAATCGTGATAATTATAACCCAATCCCCTGTTGAATACTAAGTAATCATATTTATCTGCATCAATCTTAGCTTCGTGATATGTCTTAATAATATCTACAAAATATCCTTTTTGTTTTAATTTTTCAAATGGTTTTGTTAATCTATGATAACTAACACCATTATAGTGAGATTTAATAATTACTAAAAATCGCATAATAAATTAATATAATAATTGATAAAACTGTTATAAGAAATGATGATAAGACAAGAAATGCCCTAAACATATTATGAAGTTCTGTTTTTCTAAACCTCAAAAGAAACTTTTAATAGAATGTTGAGACATTAATGATTTTTTTATTATAAATGCCTTTTTAGGTGCTTTATCACCTTTTGGTTGTACAGAAATCCAATTGCTATCTGAAAGAATTATTAACTGCTTTAGTTTTTCTAATTCAATCCAATAAAATCTCTCCCCATCATAAAAAACCCACCAATCTGCTTTACTAGAAAGTAATCCCGATGGTTTACCATTCATGTATAATTCAATAAAAAAATTTCCTGTGTCATTACTTTTTGCATCGTATTTTACTTCAACACTTTTGTGAATTTCCGGAATCCAAATATCGTAATCAGAAAACTTTTTAGGAATACGTACTGCACATTCATATTTTGTCCTAATATAATCTAATACAACCTTTTCACCCTCATGTCCAAATTCTAAGTCGTGACTAAACGTACCTTGTAAATCCTTCATTTGCTATATATTTTGTTAATAATTTATTTGGAAACATCTCACCACATTCATAAATTATATCATCAACCCCGTAATCATTAAACCACTTTCTACATAACCAAGCTAAAGCATCAAGCTGAGAGGCTAACAACCAATCAGTAGTTGATGTAATGCTTTTCAAACTATCTAACTTATCCGAATCATACTTATGCCTTACAAGTATTTTGACAACTAAATAATCCTCACTATACACAGATATCATATCTTGATTTAATCCTAAATCAATGGTGCCATTAAGATGAATATATGCATGAGCAATATTTTTTTCATTATAATTCTCACTTTCTGATTTTATAATTATACCCTTAGTGCTTTGTCTAGGTATAGTTTTTATATTAAATCTTACTTCTGTCAGTTTTGGTTTATATGTAATCAACTTCCAATTTTTCATAAATTTTAATTAGAAATTTTACTCATTAAATTCATTAAAGCACTTTTAGGTTTTTTAATTTTATATATATAATGCGTTTTTTTCTTTTTAAACAACCTATAAAACTCATTATAATCAATCAACTCAGATTCTTTTGGTACATCTGATAAGTTATCAACTAAATAACCTTCAATGTCTCTTGGGGGATAATATCCTTTAATCATCGCTTAATATTTTATATATTTCATCTTCTATCATTTCATTATGTATGTCCTCATTAAAACTTAACATACATTCAACTAATCGTGTAATTATCTTTTCTTTATTGTTGTAATCAGATATATCAACATATTCTAACTGTTCGTATTCATCATTCAATACATCTAAAATCTCTTCCAACATATTAATATTCAATTCAAACGCTTTTCTTACTCCCATACATTTTAGATTTAACCTTTGCCCAATATTTAACTGTTGATGTTTTTTTATATCCGTAAGTTCCTCCATTCCAATTTCTAGCAATAATCTCATTACTAGATTCTTGGTGGTGATAACTCTTCCATATGTAATACATCTCTATTGATTTAGAGGCACTCCACCTATCAGAATAAAAATATCGCTTTGTATCATTACTTTTTCTGAGAATCCTGTTAATTTCATCTACCATTACTCTACGAATTTGGAGTAAACCTATGCTTGGTGTACTCATGTGCTTATCACCTACCGCCAATGAATCTCCATTTGATTCAACTTTTATAATACTTTGGAGGAGGGAATCTACTGATGGTGCATCATCGTATTCTATAGAGTAATATGTATCGTAATTATTCTCTAATGTTGCGTTCGGTGCAGCTACTGCACTTAACAACGCTAGTATCGTTATTATCGTTTTCATATTAAAATAGTTCAGTCTTGAACTCGCTATTCTTCATAGCTTCTTCAAAGATATCAATTCCATTTAAGAAATATCTGTTTTTGCTAAGATTATAGTTTAATCTTAAATAACCCCTTTTAAAAACATCGAAATCTTTTACTTTTTGAGTTTTAACTACTACTGTATTATCTTCTTCATTAGTTTTTGCATAAGGGCGCCAAACAGAACATACTGCATCAGATCCATCAGCAATATTACCACCTCCCTTTTGTTTATACATATCCGGTTCGGGATAATCTCCTGTTTCAAGTATTGTAGGAGTCACTTGATGATTAACTACATGATGACTAACATTAAAACTTTTGGCAAATACCTCCTGTCTTTTTACAAATGATGTTAGGTATTGTAAATCATTAATACCAAGAGGCTTACTTACCTTCAAAAATGGATCAATAACGGTAATGTTCACTTTATTTACCTTAATCAATGTTTTAAATTGATTCTCAATACTTTCAATATCATGATTTGATGGGTAAACGTAAAATAATCTATCATCAAATTGCTCTATCATTTTTTGGCATTTTGCCTTAGTAGAATATTTTGGATCACTACCTAACATTGTTTTTACCCAATCTTTTACAAACTTGTTCCTAGGATAATTTTCGGGAGAAAAAACCGCAACCCTTGCATCCGGATCCTGTAACAGTTTTATTAATATTATAAAATATAACCAAGATGATTTACCTTCATTAGAATATCCTGTCCATGAATGCACCCATCCCTTTTTCCATTTAAATATTCTATCGTATTCTTTTATAAAAGTTGTCTCAGCATTATTCCCTTTATTTATCCAATCCCAAAAATCAATCTGTTCATCATTAACACCATCAATTTCAGTTAATGAATTGGTTTTAACAAAGTCAACAATGTTTTTCTTCATTGATCTAATATGCATCACAACATCCTTTTTTACTGATTTAGGTATGTTTGTTTTAATCACCACTAAATCATGTAGATGATCAATATTTTCTAAGAATGAATCAATCATTAATAACGTATTTAAATTTTTTTCTTTTGGCTAATATTTTTTTTGCACCTAAAGTAATCATACATCTAAACCTAGCGTAGTTAGCCGGTAAGAAAACTTGAGCGTGTTTCATGTAATCATATCTCAGCATATGATAAGCCTCCTCTACGCTATCATAATCATCTCTTTTATTAAATAATAATGTGTCAAATATTAACATATCTTTTATTTTAGCTAGGTATTTTTTTTTAAATTCAATACTAGTTGCCATAAATATATTTTTTAACTTTTTCCATATCTTTAGCATCAATAATCTTAATGCTTTCACTTGAATCAATAAAAATTTGTTTACATTTTGTTATTTTATTTATTGCAAATACCTCGTTTCCTTTAATAACTAGGTTAACAAATTTATCTTCCTTATAATGTTTAAAATAATGGTGAATTAGTTTCATTGTCATGTGTTTTGTTTTTGTGACATGATTTACATAAAACTTGTAAACCATCCTTTTCTACAAATAATTTTTTAGCAAATTGAGATAAATCATCAAAGGATTTTAATGTACCACAGGGTATTATATGATCAATATCAATTTCTTTTCGTAAGAACCAATTTTCACATTTAGCACATTGATATTCCCATTTTGATCTACTCTTATAAGTAATTGCCCTTCGATTCTCTTTGGCAACTTCATTATGAGGCTTCCATCCCCTCATATAACGCATTCTAAGCAACGATCTAATCCAACCGAAGAATGCAGCATCTGTCATTGAATTATTGTTTCTAGTCTTCTCAGAACGCTTCACAAAAGTATTCTAAAGAATAATTCTATAGATATGTTTTTATAAAATGAATCGTAGTGAATTGATAATAATGATTTGTGATTTATTTTAATAAAATCAAATCCGTAGCAATCATTATCTTTAATATATATTGTTATAATATTTATTATCATGGTTTTTTAAATTTTATGTTTATTGCGTGTTTTTTTAGTCCATTAATCATGTGATTTTTAGAAATCATGGATCTGTTTGCGTGTCCGGTAGTAACTGATGGACTAACTGAATTGTTATAATAACCTTTCCTGTTCATGTCACCTTTGTAACCATTACCTCCATCACATCCAACTAATCTTATTTCTTTTACACCTAAATATACAAATACTCCTATTGCTCTGCATACTGTATCACCACAAGTAATAACTGTATTTTTTATTGGCTTATCCATTAAAGACATACTTGGAATAATTGTATGTCCTGTATCACCTAAACTATCATATATGTAAGCACTTGATTTATCAACTTTATTTAATCCTTTAGATTTCATAGTACAATCGTACCTACTAACAAATAAATCTAAATGACTATAATTAGTCTGAATGTCTTCTATATGAGTTTTATGTGAAACAACTATAGCATCTAAATGACTATCAAACTTATAAGACATATTTACTCCAACTGTAAATTTTTTATTCCAATAATTTTTAGGATAATAATCTATTGAAGCACCGCTACCAAATATGTAAACTACTTTTGGTAACTTTTTCTTATAATCTGATAAAATCATTACACTCTTTCTACTAATTCGTAACCAAGAGATAGTTCACCTCTTTTAATTTTACCTATGGCTATATCCATTTTGGTTCTACCCCTTCGTATTGAATCATCCGATAATCCAAAAACTTGGCATGTGTACGGATACGTTTTTTCAATAGCAATAAAGTAAAAATCAGACGGATTAATACCAAGAACATCCGAATAAAAAACTGCTTGTAAATCATAAGAATATTTAGTTATGTCATATTTAAAAGTACTGCAATCAGAAGTAGTTTTAAAATCACAAACATATAATATTTTACCTTCATGTGAGTAATGCTTGTCCGGACGTATCCTAAAATCTAAACCATCTCTTTCTGCATAAAATGAATGCTCTGCGTGAACATCATAATTATCCTCTAGGCTTCGATAAAATTCATTACTATTTAAGTTATCAAACATTTTATTTATTCTAACATTATCAGCCTTTGTAATGGCATTCTTGTTGTCCTTTATAAAATCTTTATAAGCCTTAGTTCTTTTATTACTATTCTCTTCGGGAATAACAGAGTATTTGCTCTGAAACTTTTTACTACCTAATTCACATATGTCATGGAATTGAGAACCAAACGTTAAAGCATCATTTGGCTCCAAAGGTATCTTAGCTTTTTTTACGCTATGTTTATATACACCCTTCAAGAAGGAGGAGGATATAATCCCCGCTCCTACTGAATGGTATAATTCGTTTGATAAATCCGGTATAACCTTCTTTATTTTAAACATTAAAATGGAGGGTTATCAGCATTTACATACTTTTTGCCATTACCGACATATACAACATTCTCACCTTTCTTCTTATTACCATGAGAAATAGAAATTGCTTTCCAATTTTCATTATCATCGGAATGATCAACATCATTGTTAACCCAAATTGCAACATCAAGGTTTTTACCTTTCCATGCTTTATCTTTTAAGGCTTCTAAAGCCTCTAAATTTAATTTTACTAAATATAGTTCACTCATAATTATAATTTTACATTGTTTAATCTTAACGTTTTAAGTTGATCATCAGATAATTTCCATTTTTTCAACTCTTTTATTACTCCATCCGGATTGTTTTGATAGTTTTTTATTGCTTTATCAAATCTATCCTTTGGAAGTTCATTGTAATTACTATTACTGTCTGTAGTATTATTGTTACTATTCAAATCCTTAGATTTATCCTCTTTAAAATCCTCAGACTCATCCTCTGACATTACACCCAATTCATAAAATCCTGTCAGCTTTAAAACTATTCTAGACATGGCTCTTTTTTCAGCCATAGCTAAAACATAGCTTTGTCTACAGTTTTTAGTGTTAGATTCACCAAAAGTGGTAAGTATTCTACTATTCCATTTAGAAGTAGCTTTTATTGCTGCTGATTCAGCCGGAGTATATTCTACTATATCATAATTGATGTCAATATTAGCAATTGCTTGAATCTTATCAATTCCTCTACGTTTAATTATAGTCCAACCTTGAGGAGATTTAAAGGTGTCATCATTATGCAAATTATACTTTTCACATAAATCCTTTAATGGATCACTTTTTGCCATATATGTTTGTTTAAAAATTAAAAAAAAATGTTTAACTGCACAATTGTATAAACTAATATTTACAATTGCAAGTATTTTAGGTTAAAGTTTCTGTTTCAGTAATACCATTATTACCAATCCATTTTATTTTTTTAGTCAAAGTAGAAACCCAACTACTGCTTGTGTTATCAAGTAAGTCATCGCCACTAAAACTTATATTCCCCATTTTTAAATTCATTGTAACATTCATGGGGAAAAATTTACCTTGACTTCCATTCAATGTTTCTGTAGAGCCATTAACCTTTAAAATTAATCTATCACCATACTTATAATTACCATGATGAACTGCATCCATTCTTCTAACAGAAATTCTGTATAATTGCATATAACAGGCAGCTAGTAAATGTTGCAGAGTATAACCACTTAGTTTAGTATCATCCCAATTAGTCCAACTTTTAAGAGCATCGGGTGGACTAGAATCTACAAATCCAACTAATACATTAGAACCCGTATTAAATAAACCCGAACCCATTTTAATTGATTTTGTTTTAATACTGCTATACTTACTATTTTGTGAAACTATATATTCTTGTTTTTTTGGAGTAAACTTTGAGTTAGTAACTATTGGAACCAATTTAATATTACTATAGCTAACATCATATGTATTTGTATACGGAAAAGGAAAGAAATTGCCACTAGCATCATGAAATTTTGCACCTCCAAAAATATACATTTCAACCTTTAATGAATTAATTGATGAATCCCAACCATCTGATGCAGTTATACTACAATCCATCCAATCATTTATTTTTTTTGTTACTATTCTAGCTGCTGCATAATCTGCTTGTGAAGAATTAAAGTCTTTTTCAAATACATTAGCAGCAATGTCTTTAGTCTCATCATTTGAAATTGCGGGTATTCCTAACCATTTAGCTTCCCAATTGCTTGTTCCACCACCACTACCATTTATAATACCTTCAATATCCCATTCAATTGAAACAATACTAGCTGATGAAGTAGTAATACTTACAGTATATTCTGCCGGAGTCATTTTACCTTGTGGTGTTCCTGTAAAATCTGCTTTTGTTATTGTATTTGTTCCATTTAGTGTTCCGCTTACATACCAAGTAGGATAAGAAGTAGTTGATATTGTAACAACATAGTTATCGTTATTGGATGTAGTTATTATTAAATTTGATCTAGTAAGTTCGGGAGCATAATTAGCAGTACCAATACTTAATTCATAATCACGAACAATAGTAGCTTGAGGATCAAGAGTAGATGGAGAATAAGATTTTAATATAAATCTTCTAGTAACACCTCCTATACCAAAACCTTTTGCTCCTCCTTGCCATGATAATCTTGGTGAAAAAATAATTGCTGCTAATTCATCTTTAACTTGACTTCTTCCTAATGGACGTATTTTGGCTTCTGCTTTAAGTCCACTAATAGTAGATGAATCAATAGTGCAATCATGACTAACAGGGTAATATAAGGCTTCATCATTAAAATTTAATTCCATATCACTAGTACCTAAATCAACTTCAATAAATGATTTATTTAAATTCCTAGCTTGACTTTGATTATCATTTGATCTAAGAACAACTGCTTCTGATGCACCACTAGCCTCCCATTCAGTAAATAAATAAGTACCGGATGGATCAGATGCACCTAAATCCCTTACAGAATCAATAGTTGTATCTGTAACCATGTTATGATCAAAATCTTGTTTAATAATTACTTCTTTTAATGGATATTGAAAAGTAATTAATGTATTAGCTTCAATCTGATAAAAATCTAATTCACTAGATATATATTGTCTACCCATAATAGAAGATTGATTTGTTAATACATAATTAGTTGCACTTGGATTATCATCTGCTCTCCAAACACTTCTTTTTAAAACTATATTACTAGTAGTTCCTGTATTTAAAGTAAAATCAGATATTCTAACAACACACCAATTACCATCTCTTTGATATATTGTTACACCTAAACTTTCTAAGATGTTTTGCAAAACATCTTGCATATTCATAGAATTAGATTCACCATTTAAAAATGTTTGATGGTGAACCCTTGTTTTATTTACAAAGGTTGATAATGCATTTGAACTTAAATCATTAGTTATGTTAACATAATAATATACATCATTTAGTACCCCTGTGTTGTAAATACATTTTTCTATTACATCTGTAAGATTATGATATCCATATCTATCATTATATAAATTAGATGTTGCTTGGAATACATCTAAGCTATCAAAATATGGTATATCTTTTAATAAATGCAACCCATCATATGCTTTTAATACCATAACATATGGAGGTGACGCAAATGGTTCTGAAATTAATTGTGTTCCTATCCAACCTTGCCAAAATAAGTTGTTATTCTTATATAAATAAACCTTAAATGAATCATTTTCAGAAATAAATAACTCAGAAAAATCATCAGATAAACTTTCTTTGTAAAAAGAAATATCTAAATAACTTGATCTATATGGAGATAAAATATCATCTTTAACTAAATTATAATTAAGTATTATTGGACTACCATTTCCTTTTAATGTAACTTCTGCATCCGTTAAAACAAGAACATTGTAAGCAAATTGATAACCTATAACATCTATTGTTGTTAATCCTACAGTAGATGTTGTATATCCACCATTTTCACCAACATAATATGTTTCATTAACGCTTGTAGGATTTGGGAAAACACCGCTAATTAAAATTTGCCCTGTTGCACCTTGATTTATTCCTGTATTAGCAATACCAATATGAGGCATTAAAGAACTAGTAGATGCTTTTGCTCTAGCAACAACACCCGATGAAACATAAACTACAGGATCACCTATACTAATTGCCTCACTAGCGGTTACGGTTTCATAAACATTATCAGTAGTTGTTGTAGGATATTTTTTAAATATTTCAAGTTTGTATTGATTAAATTCGTTTTCAATAATGTCATCAAACTCTAATATGTATTTTTTTTGATAATAACTCATAATTTATCCTCCTATAGATCCTTGAAATGTATTATTTCTATTTATTGCCGTAACTAAATCATTACCGGCTAACCTAAATACTTGTTCTCCTTGTATTGCATTCATGAAATCTGTAAAAGTTCCTCCTTTTGATCCAATTCCATCATTTCCATTTCCTCCTGTCCCATTTACACCAAGTCCCGCTTCTCCTTTAATTGATTTTCCTGTAGCACCTAAAATTGCAGCACCTCCTCCCATAACCGCAGCAGCCTTGAGATAACCCACTCCCTCTGCTGCTAACTTAGGCTTGGCTGCAAATGTACCGGCTATAAGTAAAGCAGTTCCAAGAATACCATAATACATTGCTTGGGCAGCTAAATCAGCGGATTGTGCTATTAATGTTCGTTTTGTTGCAATTCTAAGGGCATCAACAAACTTTTTGTTACCATTAAGAGTTTCGCTTACTGCACTCGCAAAACCACCACTTAATCCCGCAGCTAAATCTAAACCCATTTGCTTAACTCCATTAACAAAATCAAACCTAAGACGATCAAAAACTTCTATTGAACCTTTAAGTGTTTCTTCAAATATTGTTAATTGCTCTAAAAATCCTGTATTATCAAAAACACTTTCCCAATTAAATATTCTTTCTTTTCCTTCTGAAATTTCTTTTGGTATTAACTCATCAAGTTTTATTTCTTCTACCTCTAATAATTCATCACCTCCTTTTTTCATTAAAGTTGGTGCTTCTTTGGAGGCTGTTTTTCTAGCAAGTGCTGCTTGTATTCTAGCTAATATTTTTTCTTGCCTTTTATATACTTCTTCGGTTATTATACCGTTTCTGTATTGCATTGCCATTTCATTGGTAATGCCACTATGAAGTTTTTCTTGATCAAGTAAATCACGATACTTTAATTTATCAATAGCTTCTAAATCTTTCTTAAACTTTAGTTCATCATGAAGTGATTCTATTCTTTTTTCTGACTCTTTGGTTATAGTTTCAAGTATAGTTTTTTGCTCTTTTTCTTGATCTCCTATCTTTTCATTAATTGCTTTTAATTGATTAGATAAATAAACTTGTAATTTTGCCGTATCCGCATTAGTAACACCAACCGTTTGAATAGTTTTAAATAAATCAAGTATTGCACGATAATTTTCATATTCCTCTCTACCTAATGCATTTAATACTCTTTGATGTTCGGGTTGTTTTTCTAAGTTTTTTAAATATTCTTTACTTAAACCTAGTATTTCATCTCTATTGTCAGCTATTGCTCTAATAAATTTTAATTCATCATCAGTACCAAGAATTTTTCTTAAACGTGTAACACCATCAACTAAATCTTGAATATCATCATTACCATCACTTATGACAGTATCTGCAATTGATACAATAAAACTAGCAAGAGGTTTTAATGCTCCACCTATGTTTTCTTTAAGTTTTAAAAAATTACCCTCTAATGACTTTATTTGCCCCGCATATGTAAATACTGCTCTTTGTGCATCACCTATAATACCCGCACTAGTCATGGCTCTCTGTATTACATTTAATCTAGCTTGAGTTTTAATTACTTCATTAGTATTTTGTACTGTGGTTTTTAAACCCATGTTGTACAATTCCTGTTGAAGAGCAGTTTGCTTTAAGTTTATACCGTACTGATCAAGTACTTCGGGAGAACCCGCTAATGCTGCAATAAATCTTTTTTGTGCATTTGTATCTTGTATACCAAAAAAACTTGCCAAATCTAAAGACAATAATTGCATACTTACGGAAAGATTAGCAGCCTCTTTTGAGGCAAAACCTAAACCTTTAAAAAACGCATTAAAAG